CGGCGCCATCCTCGAGCCCGGGCCGTTCCGCGCCGAGTGGACGCCGCCCGGTTTCGGCAGCGTCGATCCGTACAAGGACTCGGTCGCCACGCTGAACCGCCTGCGCATGGGAACACTCACGCTGCGCCAGGCCATCGCCGAGCAGGGCTACGACCCCGACGCGCAGTTGGAGCAGATCGCCGAAATCAACCGGATGCTCGATGAGCGCGGAATCGTGCTCGACTGCGATCCGCGCCGCGTCACGCAGAGCGGCACGCAACAAAAACTGCCGGTCGCTGAACTGAAGCGTGAGTTGCGCGAGATTTCACAACTTCTTGCTGACGAGGAACCTCCCCATGACCCCAACGAGAGAACGGCTGGAAGCCCAGTTTGAAGCGCTGGCCCCTGCCGACCGCGACGAGCGCACCGCAACGCTCACCTGGTACACGGGCGCGTCCGTCCGCCGTTATGACGCGCGCGGCCCGTTCGAGATGCGCTTCTCCATGCAGCCGGGCGCGATCCGCATGGGGCGCCTGGCGAGCGGCTCGGCGCCGCTGCTCAACTCTCATCGCGACTTCACCGTCGACGACGTCATCGGCGTGATCGCCCGCGCGTGGGTCGAGAACGGCCAGGGCAAGGCCACGGTGCGGTTTTCGAAGCGCGCCGACGTGGATCCGGTTTGGCAGGACGTCCAGGATGGCATCCTGCGCAACGCCTCGATGGGTGTGGCAATTCACGCGATCGAGGATGTGACGCCGCAGGGAGCGGCGATGCGCCAGGTGCTGGTAACCGATTGGGAACCTGAGGAAGTCTCGCTCGTCCCCATCGGAGCCGATCCTGGCGCAGGATTCAAGTTCGAACGGGCAACTGGCCCACAGGAGCAGAAGATGGATGAAGCCATCGTTACCGCCACGGGCGAAGAGGCCCGTGACGAACTCACCATCAACCTCGATGCCGAGCGCCAAGCCGCAGCACTCGCCGAACGCGTGCGCATCCGGGAAATCGAGAAGGTCGGGCGCACGTTGAATGTTGATGCGCGCCTGGTCGCTCAGCACGTCGAGGCGGGCACTTCGATTGAAGAGTTCCGCAAGCTGGCGCTCGACAAGCGGGCGGAAGAGGATGAGCGCAATCCCATCCGCAGCGCGGCCGCCGTGGTCACGCGCGATCAGATGGACACCCGCCGAGCCGGGATCATGGCGGCGCTGTTGCACCGTTACGACCCGGCGGTGTTCCCCTTGAAGGACGACCTCGGCCGCGACTGGGCCGGGCAGACGCTGCTCGATCTGGCGAAGGAGTGCCTCGAAACCGCGGGCACGCGCACGAAGCGGCTGCCGCGCCACGAGATCGCCAAACTCGCCCTGTCGACCTCCGACTTCCCGTCGATCCTCGCCGACGTGGCCAACAAGACCCTGCGTCAGGCGTATGAGGCTTACCCGCGCACCTTCCTGCCGTTCTCGCGGCGTCGCTCGGCCGTCGACTTCAAGAACATCAACGCCGTGCAGTTGGGCGAAGCGCCGAGCCTGATGAAAGTAAACGAGAAGGGCGAGTTCACCCACGGCTCGATCGCCGAATCGAAGGAGACCTACAAGCTCGCCACCTATGGCCGGATTGTCTCGATCACTCGCCAGACGATCATCAACGACGATCTGAGCGCCTTCACGCGCATCCCGGCGGGCTTCGGCGTGGCGGCGGCGACGCTTGAGAGCGATACGGTGTGGGGCATCATCACCTCGAACCCGGCGATGGGCGACGGCGTCGCGCTGTTCCACGCCAACCACGCGAACCTCAACACGGGCACGGGCAGCGCGCTGGCCTTGGCGGGCCTGGGCGCGGGTATGGCGGCGATGGCCAAACAGAAAGGCCTCGACGGCATCACCGTACTGAACGTGCAGCCGCGCTATCTCGTCGTGCCGGTGGCGCTGCAACTCGCGGCCTTCCAGATGATCGCGCCGAACTTGGCGCCTGCGAAATCCGCCGACCTCGTGCCGGACTATATCCGGGCCTTGACGCCGATTGCCGAGCCCCGGCTTGATGCAGCGAGCACCACGGCCTGGTATTTGTTCGCCTCGCCGGATCAGATCGACACGATCGAGTACGCCTACCTCGAAGGCCAGGACGGCGTGTACATCGAAACCCGGCAGGGCTTCGATGTCGATGGCGTCGAGATCAAAGCGCGGCTCGACTTTGGGGCCAAGGCGATTGACTGGCGCGGGCTCCAAAAGAACGCTGGTGCGTGATCAGGAGGACTGAACGATGAAGAACTACGTGCAGAAGGGTGAGACTCTGACGTTGACCGCGCCGTACGCGGTGAGCTCGGGCGGCGGCGCGCTGGTCGGATCGATCTTCGGCGTGGCCGCGACCGACGTGGCCAGCGGCGAAGAGGGCGAGTTCCAGGTGGCGGGCGTCTTCGATCTGACCCGAGAAGCTGGCGCGAGCACCGGCTGGTCGCAGGGCACATTGATCTACTGGAACAACACGACGAAGGTGATCACCAAGACCGCGACCAGCAACAAACTGATCGGCGTCGCGGTGAGGGCTGCGGCCGACGGCGATGCCACGGGCCGGGTCCGGCTGAACGGGGCGTTCATCTCCTGATGACGTTTGCGGACCAAGTGAGCCGCTTGGACGAGGCCTGCCTGCGGGTCTTCGGGCGGGAGGTTCTCTACCTTCCCGAGGTGGGGGGGCAGGCCGTCGTCCGAGCGGTATTTCAGCCAGCGCGGGAAGCTGAGGACACATCACCGGGCGTCTATGCCGTGCTGTTCGTTCGGTTGGCAGACTTACCTGCCGCGCCCGTGCGCGGCGACGAGGTCGAGATAGACGGCGTCCGCTACAAGGTCTTCGACGTCGAGGCCGACGCCGAGGGCGCCGCCGCACTCCGGCTCCGCAAGGCCGGCTGACTTCCGGAAAATCTTCCGGAAGTCGGACTTCCGCCAGATCCGGCGGAGGTTTGCGACTTGTGGGCAATTGCGCACAAGTTCTCTGAGGCGATTCATGCCCAGCGTCCGTGTCTACCAGAAGAAGCAGTTACGTCTCGATCTGCTCAACTTCCGCCAGCGGCAGATGTATGAACTGGGCGCGGCGGGCGTCACGGCAGTGAAGGCCCGGCTCGCCGCGGCCGAAAACGGGGAAAGAAAGGGATGCAAGGGAAGGAAACCGGAGGCCTCTCCTTGCACTGCGGCGACCGCCACCAAACACCGTAAAGCGGCGCGGACTTCAACGCGAGAAAATACACTTCGTCGGTCTGAGGTCAAACCTCGTCAGGTCCTGCGTGACTCAACGACCCAGGGCTGGAAGCGGAATCCGCACAACCAACGGCTCCTCTCTGCGAACCACCGCATCCACCTTGCGCCGCTGGCCGCTGGCCTCGGCAATAACAGTGATTCTGCCAGCGGGCACGCCGTGGAACTCCACTGATTGGCCGGAGAACGCCTTCACGCGTACCGCTTGCGACTGAAACGCGGATCCGCTCCGAACTTCCGCAGAATATGGCTCCCCATCCCCGGTGGCGCGTAACATGACCTTCAAGCCTGCTATGGGACTGGAACCACCTGGTTCCAGCTCCACTCGCACCGTTTGTCCTCTGTTCACCAGCGCGATCTGAATTCCCTTGAGGCCCTCGACCGTGGCTATTTGGACGGGCGAAGAGGACACCGGTCGTGTTTCACTGAAAGCATCGACCACGAATGGCTTGTCAGCGGCGACAAAGGGGAGCGTGAAATAGCCGAGCTTGTCGGTTGAGATATTGCCTTGTTCCTGGCCGAAGTGAAACCGCCGCTGCTGCCCCAGATAGCGGATCGCAACCGTGGCATCGGCCACGCCTTGCCCGGTTTCGTCCACCACCCTTCCGGCGACCACCGCTGCCCGGTCCAGGATCAGGACGTAATCCCGCGGCACAGCCGAGACCGAAGTTTCTGCGGATACATGCCCGTCTGCTTTCGCCACGATAGTAGACGGGGACACGGTAACAGGAATGGAGAAGTGGCCTCGCGTATCCGTTTGATGATTGGTCAGCGTCAGGCCTGAAGATCCCACGAAGACAAGTGTAATATCTCCCTGAAGCGATTCACCGCCAGAGCCCTGGATACGGCCCCGAATCACGGACTGGCCGTTGGCCATGGAGGCGAGCAACAAAGAGGCAACCGATAAGGAAACGCCACAGGGTTTCATGACTTTCTCCTTTCGCGAGTTGCGGGCCTCAGTAGCAGTTGTACCGTGGATCGTACATCTTCAACTGCTCGCAATAGTAGTTTTGATCGATAAAGTAGGCGCCGTTGTAAATTAACGCGAACTCGGAATATACGATTGGCGGCCAGGAAGGCGTGTCATAGAACGTTGGTGTCACCCAGTTGCTCCCGGCCGCTGAACAGCCCCAGATGCTGCACGAGGTGTAGGCAGTAGTTGCCGGGAAATAAAGGCTCTGGACAAGTTCGTCCTCATCGCACTTGTCCAGCTCATACAGGGTCATGAAGTTGTTAGACGTTCCCATGGACGTCATGTTCAAACAGCCGCCGGTATCGCAGGCTCCGTCTCCGTTCCAATCGTACGGACACGAAGTCCACACGTCGTAGCCGATTGTTCCATGTACGTTGTTTCCCGTCACCGTCGCCTGCTGGTAACAACTGGCGTAGTTGAACAGCGTGCAATTGGGCGGACCCCATTGGCTCTGATAGCAGCTGTTCCATTCATACCAGCCGTCCCGGCATTCCAGTTTCCAGTTCCCGTAGTTGTCGCGGACCCAGCTGTTGTTGCACCATCCTTGAAACTGGTGGCCATCCTGCTTCTGTCCGAAGTTTGAGGTTGCCCCCCAATTGCCGAATGGAATCGAATGCTCGACCGGAAGAAACGGGATGCAGTTGATAATGTCGCCCGGGCATTCGGCGTAAACGTCGCCCACTACTCTGCGGTTTCGCGTCGCTCCGGCCAGCGACACGCGGCACACCTGCTGGGCGACCAAACAACTCTCGCCAAGCAACACCCCAGCGACGAGCAATCGAGTCAGTTGAGTGCACATTTTTAGTCTCCTTACCGCGTAATGATGAGAATGTCCTCCGTTTTTTTATCGAGTTTGCGGCCTACTATGTAACCGGCGGCCGCACCGGCCGCCAGCGATCCATAGATGGCTCCGACTTGCCGTGAGCCGGCCCCACCCTCTCGCAGAGAGCCACCGGCAAGTCCCGCCACCACAGCAGCGCCCAGCCCAAACGTAACCGCCAGCAACGCCCGCATGGGCCCTTTCCGCCTTTCCAGCGTGATCCTGTTAATATCCGCCGCTGGGATTTTCTGAGCGGTCGAGTCCTTCGAGATGAGGGTCAAGGAGACCGCGTCCGTGGACTGGCACTTCCCAGCCGCCTGACCGCCCGATTTCAGCTCAATCAATAGCTGCTTCCCAACAATGCCGTCCTTCACCTCAAGCCAGGGTGTCTGAGCCCACATCAGGGAAGCCATCAATAACAAGGTAGCCGCCTTCGCCGGCATCTCGTTCACCGCACCCTTTCGGCCTGGCCGGAAAGGGCATTCAACTCCGCGCCAATGGCGCCGACCAGCTCCTGTGCGGAGAATGCACGGCGCCGGTTCACAAAGAAGTACGGCGTCCGGTCCACACCCAGGCGTTTGCCCAGTTCCACATCCCTGGCCACACGCTGCTCCGACTCCGGCGATAAAAGACAGGATTCAAACTTGTCGCGTTCCATTCCAGTGGCTACCGCCAGCCGCACAAGTTCGTCGCGATCCAGCCCCCCTTCCCGGAACAGCCCCTCATGATAGTTCCAATAATCTGCCGATCCTTCTGCGCAAACCGAGGCCCTAGCGGCCTCGAATGCCCTTGCATGTCGGCTCAGCGGAAAGTGGCGGATGGTGTACCGAACGGTTCCGTTGTGCCGCTGCACAAGCTTCATCACCTCCTTGTGCGCAGCCCGGCAGAAGGAGCACTGATAGTCGAGAAATTCCACGATGGCAACCGGAGCGTCCGAGGCGCCAAGGTACTTCGACGAACTGCGCGCGGCCAAGTCCAGATCGCCGGTGGAGGGTTCCATCAGCAGATTGCGGACGTTGCCGCGCGCCCGCAACTCCTCGATCAAGGAGCGGAATGCGGATGCACGGCGGCTATCTTCGAGGGTTCGGCGGATACGGTACTTGATCTCCGGCTCGATGGCGCCCGAAAAGCGGTCCTTGCTACGCTGGAACTCGGCGTCGATTTCCGCCTTGGTAATCTCCGGAATGGCTATCCGTTTGTTCACAAAAGACTCGATCGATTGTTGCTCCGCGCGAGCCGCCTGGCGAATCAGCGCGTTGTCGATCATTCGGCTGAGCACTGCTTCCTTGAGCCTTCTTATCTGATCCTCGATGATGGCCAGTTGAGGCTTGATTTCCGCCTCGAGATCAGAATAAAGGATTTTCTCCCCGTTTACCTCGGCGACCACTTGGTATCCCCAGGATAAGGGTGACGAAAGGACTGTCGCCAGGAAGATTCGATTCATCATCCACGCGATCTGAAGTGGCCGCCTAATGCCAACCGGAATTTCCATTTTTGGCTCCGAATCAAAGAGTGCACCAGTCCCCACCCGGTGTCAAGCCTCACATGACTTCTGTGACTTCTGCCGTTTCGGCAGTATTGAGGCCGCGATGAAGTGAAGTCCGGTCAAGGTCTTCGACATCGAGGCCGACGCCGAGGGCGCCGCCGTACTCCGGCTCCGCAAGGCTGGCTGACTTCCGGAAAATCTTCCGGAAGTCGGACTTCCGCCATATCCGGCGGAGGCTGGCGACTTGTGGGCAATTGCGCACAAGTTCTCTGAAGCGAGCGATGCCCAGCGTCCGTGTCTACCAGAAGAAGCAACTGCGGCTCGACCTGCTCAACTTCCGCCAGCGGCAGATGTATGAACTGGGCGCGGCGGGCGTCACGGCAGTGAAGGCCAGGCTTGCCGCCGCGCAAGGCCCGGAGGATGCCGCGGCTAAGCCGCTCACCAAGCGCTACGCGATCTGGAAGACGCGGAAAGGCAAGGGCAACCGCCGGAATTTGACCTTGTCGGGCGACCTGCTGCGCAACTTCCAGGTCCGCACGGTGAGCGAGAACCGGGCCAAGGCCAACGTCTCGACCCGCAAGGACCGGATCAAGGCCTGGGCCAACCAGAAGCGCGACGCCTGGATGGTCTTCTCGCCGAAGAACAAGGCGGCGGTCATGGAGGCAGCCCGGAAGATGCTCGATGCAATGAAGCCACGTCTACTCGTGGAACGCGCCTTGGGAGGAAAGCAGCGATGATCAACCCGGCGGAACTGGTCAATAACCTCGTCGCTCTGCTACGCGACATCCCAGAACTGGTCATGGAGATGGGCGGCGACGAGCAGCGGATCTTCGCCTACCACGATCAGTATCCGAAGCGCGCGAGCCTCGCGGCGGCGATCCACGACATGCCCGCGCCAGGGATTATGGCCGCCTGGCAGGGAACGCAGCCGTCGAGTTTCGGCGGCGTCGATGTCTGGCGTCACCAGGTCACGCTGTATCTGCGGGCGCGCGAGACCTTTGACGGTGACCCGCCCACCGCGTACTACCGGCTGTTCCGGCTGATCAGTAAGGGTGTGCCGGTGTCGGCAGGTGTGCCGATGCTCAACGCCACCGTGCATCCATCTTGCCATCCGATGGACCTACCGCGGATTGACCGGCAGACCGACGCAGAGGGGCTCGACTACTTTGAGGCGCCGCTCAGCTTCATGGAGATGGGAGATGACTGAAACCGTGCTCATGCGCTCGCCTGATGGCGACGTGCAAGAAGTGGAAGCCACGCCGGCAAAGATCGTGCCGCTCATGGTGCGGGGTTGGCGGCAAGTCACGGAAGAGGAGGTAACGCCTGATGTCCGTCGCGAGGATGCAGGAAATCCAGATCTGCTTCGGTAAGCAGAAGCAGGCCGGCATTGCGACGCCCAATACCGGCGTCCAGATGTGGCAGTTGCGGAAGCTCAATGCCACGCTCGCCAACCCGAAGCTCAACACTGAAAACGACGCCGAGGAGTTCGGCAAGGGCCACGAGTTTCCGACGCAGTCCTTCCAGACGTCCTGGGACGTCAACGGCACTCTGGAGAAATATCTCGGCGCGGAGATCGGCGCTTGGGCGATGGCGTTTGGCCTGGGGAAGGTCGTCAAGTCGGGCACGACGCCGAACATCACCTACACCTGCACGCCGCTGTTCCCCGCGAGCGGTGATGCGGCTGAACTGCCCTACTTCTCCTTCGTTGAGCAGATCCGCCCGGGTGCGGGTGTCGTCGTCGACCGGATGGCGGTGGGCTGTGTGGTCGAGGGCTGGACCATCTCGATCGGCTCGGGGCCAGGCCGCGCCAACTCGAAGATCACCGTCGAGTTCGTCGGCTCGGGCAAGTATGTCGAGCCCTCGGGCATCACCATGCCGGCGGCGACGGTCGAGAAACTGCTGCCGTCGGCTTCGCTGGCGCTCTCGGTCAACGGCGTCAACTACGTCTCGAACAAGAACATCGTTTCGCTAGAGACCTCCTGGAAAAACAACGTGCGCCTCGACGGCGGGTTCTACCCCGGCTCGGGCTTCCAGACCCCCGGTGACGGCGCGGGCGGGGCGATCCGCGGCCGACTCGAGTTTGGAAACCGCCAGGGCACGCTGCGCTTCGTCGCCCGCTTCGAGAGCGGCTCAACCGAACTCACGAAACTCAAGAGCCAGACCACGGGCACGGCGGTGCTGGCGCTCACCTACGATGCGAACAACTCGCTCGAAATCACCTGGCACAAGGTCTCCTTCGCCTCTGCCGAGGTCGGTGAGACGGACGGCATCGTCACCGTGTCGGTCGAATGCCTGCCGATGTGGGATGAGACCAACGGCATCGTCTCGGCCGTGGCCAAATGTAACGTGGATGGAATCGCTCAGTAGAAAGAACCCTCATGTTTGACGCAAAGCAACCCATCACCATTCACCTGCGCACGCCCGATGGCCTGAAGCCAATCCGCGTGCGCTTCCCGACCGACGAGGAATGGATCGACCGCCAGAAGAAACGAAAGGTCATCGTGAAGCAATTGGGCCGCGGCGTGTCGGAAACGACGATCCCCGACTCGGCGGAAGCCGATGCTGCGCTACTCGCAAAGATCCGGGTGCCCGAGGAGAATGCGCCTGTGGTCGATGCCTTCGAAGCCAGTCGCATCATCGAGCATTTGAGCCAGGCCGATGTCGATGACGTGGTCCAAGTGGGCGACGGCTTTCGAGTGACGCTCCGCGTCCTCGGCGGCACGGTGAGCCACGTGCTGCGAATGCCTTCGGCCAAAGACGTCTTCGAATACCGGCGCGGCTTCGCGCGCGTGCTCGATCTGCCTTACAACCGACAGGAGTTGATCATCAATCTCGCCCCGGCGGCCGCGCTCTTCAAGAAGCTGCTCGAATCCTCTGAAGGGTACGCCGACCATGTGCCCATCATCCACCAGGCTGTCGCGGTGAAAGCTGCGATCGACGCTCTGGAAGGCGCTTTCCAGGAGACCGCCGACCCAAACTGACGCCCGGGGAGTGGCCGGAAAAGCCCTCCCTGCGGTTCTTGATTCACTGGGCGCTGCGGCGCGAGGAACTCTGCGATCCCGGCCTTTGTCCGAACGCTCCCGACGATGGCAGCCGCTGCGACCACTGCCCGCTGGACAGGCTCGATGCGGCGCAATCCTCCGAGGCGGGCCTGTTGCTGCGGCGCGCTCTCGATCTCCGCGCGGCGCTAAAGGTCGGCGTCCGAATCGGCCTCGACGAGATCCGGGCGGACGAGTTCCGGGCGCTCGTGGTGCTCGAAGAGGAACGCGACGCATTGGACCGCGAGCAGATGAACGCGCATGGCCGATAACAGGATCGAACTCGTCGTTGAAGTCGACACCAACAGGGCCAATGCGTCCATCAAGAGCGTCAACGCGAGCCTGTCCAGCATGGAAGCCTCGGCGGTGAAGACCGCCCGAGGCGCGGCGCAGGGAATCGACGGAATGACCGCCGCGATGGTGAAGGGCGCAACGGCCGGCAACCTGCTCGCTGACGCAATCAAGAGCGCGCTCGCGTGGGCCAAGGAGTTCACCGTCGGTTCGGTCATGATGGCTGCCGAGAACGCCAAGGCGGAGGCTTCACTCAAGGCGCTCGCCAACGTCCACGGCGTGGGTGCAGCTGCGGCCGCCAAGCAAGTCTCAGCGATCGAGGAGATCGGCTTCGAGTACACCGAAGCCGCGCACGCCGTTCAGCGGCTGCTTGTGGCCGATCTGCAGCTATCGAAGGCGCAAGGCCTGGCGAAACTCGCCAAGGACGCAGCGGCGGTCCAGAACATCACCGCCGGCGAGGCGCTCGAATCCATTGTGATGGCCATCGAGTCGGGTGCCTCGCGGGGGCTTCGCACGCTGGGGCTGTTCGTCGACTTCCAGAAGGAAGCTCAAATCGCTCAGCTTCAGCTCGGCCGCGCCCTGACCGAGGTCGAGGAGAAGCAGCTCCGCTACAACGCGGTCATCCGGGAAGGCGCGAAGCTCCAGGGCGCCCACGCGGCAGCCTCCCAGACGGTCGAAGGGCAACTCGGCGCGCTGCGGCGCGAGTTCAACAACCTGCGCGAAGACATTGGTGCCAAGTTCCAGGATGACTTCAAGGCGCTGATCGGCAACCTGCGCGGCCTGGTCGGCTGGCTCCGCGAGAACACCGACCTGCTCAAGAAGTTCGGCGAGGTGGCGCTTTGGGTCTCGGGCATTCTTGCCACCTACGCCCTGGCCGACAAGATCATGGCGCTGGCGAAGTCGATCGCCGCGCTGCAGCTCGCCAGCATCAACCCCTACGCGCTGCTCGCGGTGGGCGTTGTCGGGGCGGGCTTTGCCATCTACTCGCAGTGGAAGGACACCCAGGATCAGCTTCAGGCCCGTTTCGACGAGATGCAGCGCAAGGCGCTGCGCGAGGATCTGCTGAGCGGCAAGACGAGCGTCGATGCCATGCGCAAGCAGGGGATGACGGACGACCAGATCCGCGAACTTGTCATGGGCAGGCGGTGGCTGCCTGGAGAGCAGCCGTTCGAGTACGAAGGCCCCAAGCTGACCATCAAGACGTCTCCGGAGCCGGACCTCGAAGCACTGAAGCGGGCGGCCGAGATCCGGAAGCGCCAGTTGGAGGTGGAGCGCGAGAGCGCGCGGGCGCTCGAAGAAGCGCGCCGACGTGGGTTAACGAGCTTCGCTCGGGATGTGGCCGAGGTCCAGGAACAGATCCGTAAGTGGACTACCTTCGTGGACGAGAGGGGCAACGAGCAACGGATCGCACTTACGCGCAAAGCCTGGGAGAACGTCATCGGCGAGCTTCGTGAGCGGCTTGCGAACTGGCAGAAGGAGGTCCAGGAGACCAATCGCAAGAATCTCGCCGAGTATCTAGCTGCGGAAGAAGAAGCCGCGCGCCGGCGGCTGGAAATCGAGTCCCACCTGTTTAGCCAGCGGCTGGCCTATAACGAGGAGATCTCCAAGCGGAACCTGGATCACCTGGAGCAGATGCTCGGGATTGAAGAGCAGCGAGCCGGAATCGCGCGCGAGGCCCAATTGCGGGCGCTCGACGCCACGAACGCGCAGACTTTGGGGCAGAAGGTCGTTGTCGAGCAGCGCAAAGCTGCGATCGAGATTGAATACCTCACCCGGGTCCACGAGATCCGCATGCGGCTGTTTGATCTGGAAACCTCGCGGATGGTCATCGAGGAAGAGGCGCAACTCAAGCGGCTCGGCTACCGGGCCGACGAGATCCAGGCGCGCATCGCCGAGCTCACCGCGCAGCGGGATGAGATCCGGCGGTTCCAGCAGGAAGCCACGGATGCCACGATCCAGGGCGCACGCGAGACGGCGGCGATCTGCCTGGCGCAGTTGGTGCGCGATGACAACCAGCGGATCTTCGATTCCTTCAAGCGCCAAGCCGAAGGCGTCTTCGACGCGCTGCTGACCAAGTCGCAGTCTATCTGGTCGGCCATCGGCAGTTCGCTCAAGACAGCCCTCCTCACCGCCATCAAGGACGTGGTCAGCTCGCGCGTTGCCGCGATGCTGATGCAGCTCTTTACTGGACAGCGAGTCTCACTGGCTGGTGGAGGCGCCTCCGGCGGGAGCACGCTCGGCAGGCTTGGCGGACTGCTCGGTATCGGCGCGGCGCCGGTCTTCGGAGGAGGCAGTGGGGGTGGTCCCATTCCCGGCGGCGCGGGAGGAGGGTGGGGCACGCCGCCCTTCATCCCTTCGAGTAGTGGCAGCGGCTGGAGCGGCCTGCTCGGCGGCTGGAAGGATTTTCTTGGCTTCGGCGGCGGCGTCCAGTACGCACCCGGTAAGGCCGTCACATGGGAAGCGGCGACCATGGGCCAGAAGCTCTCCGCGCTTGGACGGTCCAATGCCGCGCTGCTTGGTGGCGCGACGCTTGCGCTGATGGGCCTCCAGCGCGGCGGCGTCTCCGGCCTCGCCATGACCACCGCTGGCGGGGCGATGATCGGGTTCAAATATGGCGGTCCTCTCGGCGCGGCGATCGGCGCAGGAGTCGGTGCGGTCGCCGGACTGGTGCGGCTGTTCGTCAAAGGCGCCGAGGAGAAGGCGCGCGAGAAGATCAAGGCCACGTACGGCGTCGACATCCGCGACAAAGGAGTGCTGAGGCAGATCGTCGACATCGCCAAGCAGGGCTTTGGCGGCAATCTGGAGGCGGCCATCCGCAGCCAGCAGATCCGCGACCTGGTCGAATTGTACGCGCTGTCGACGGGCCAGAGTACTTCCGGGCTCCCGGCCACAGTGCGTCCGGTGTCGCTCCTTCAGCAAGGCGGGAGCCTATTCCAGTCGAGTTCCGGAGGCCTGACGCTGGACCGTATCGGCAGCGGCGCGCCGTCATCCGCGGCGGGGCCCACGGTGATCAACATCACCGTGCCTGGAGCCAAGGAGTTCTTCGAGAAGGAAACCGTGCGCGTGGTGGTGGAGAATCCGCGCGCAGTGCAATCGGCGGCAATGACCGCGACCAAAGCGAGCGCCGGCCGCCGCGAGATGACCGGACTGCAATTGAGTCCAGGGTTGATCCTGTCGTGACGCGAGCAGAACTCATCGAGAAGATCGCGCGGGCCATCGCGGAGATGGAGGGTTTCTACGTCACCGCCGCGAAACCGACTCTTGCCCAGAGGAACGCGAATCCGGGCAACATCCGGCAGTGGCGCGACGCGCGCGGCCAGCCGTATCCGACCTATCGCGGCTACGTGGATTTCGTCACGTGGGCATCCGAGCGATTTCCCGGCGCCTCGCGCGAGGAGATGAGCCGGCGAGCAATCGAGGAAGGCTGGCGCATCCTGCGCGTGCTGGTCGGGCAGTATCTTGACGGGCGCTACACGCAGGGCAAGCCGCCGACTGCAGAGGAGATGTTCCGGGTGTATGCGCCATCCTCGGACGGGAACCATCCGGCGAACTATGCGCGTTTCGTCGCCGGTAGGATCGGCGCGCGGCCGGACCAGAGACTGATCGACCTGGTGACCGTCTGATGCCCGGCTCGGTTCAGAACGCAGTGCCATTCACGGTTCTGCCGCCGAGCCTATCGCGCGCCTTTGTGCACGAGCGCGAGTATCCGGTCATCGACAACGAGTATCGCAATGGCGAATCGCAGCGCTCCGTCCAGGCGACCAACAGCCGCAAGCGCTGGCGGCTCGCGAAGCGGCTCACCCCAGCGCAACTCGCAGCCCTCTACGATTTCTACGACGCCCGCAAGGGCCCGGCCGAGCCGTTCTACTTTTACGACCCGTATGAGACCGACCCGAAGTTCTCGCAGGATCCGACGGGACAGGCCGTTGTGGGCCGGTATACCGTGCGCTTCGCCAGTCCGTGGGAACAGAGCACTTCGCTCGCGCGCACTGATCTGACGCTGGAGCTGATCGAACTTGCCTGACTACATCGGCAACATCGCCGTCCCGGAGATCGTGCCGTCGGGCGTGTTTCCGCTCACGCCGGACTATCCGCTCGAGGTGCGCCGCGACCATGAAGTTTCCGTGCACCAGTTCGGCAGCGGAAACGCGAAGATCGAGCAGCGCTTTCTCCTCGGCACCGGTGCGCGGCGCTTCACCATTCGAAAACAGTGGCTCCGCGATGCCGATCGCGTCGCCCTGCGGAACTTCTGGGAGACGAAGTACGGCCCGTATGGCGCCTTTACCTACCACGCCCCGAACGACAGCAGCACCGGGACCACGCCCGTCACCTGCCGCTTCGCCAACGAGCCGCTCTCCTGGGAGATGGTCGCCGACTGGGCCTGCTCGCTCGGCTTGACGCTGATCGAAGTTTCCCAGACCAGCCCGTCGTACTCGCTGAACCAGACCGTCAACCGCTTCCCGCCCGCCGCACTCCAGACCGCACTGCTCTCGCAGGTTCAGGAGATCATTCCGCTCGTCCGTATTCAACCTCTTCAACCTGGTTATCCCTCCATTCATCTCAGTGATCGCCGGTGCACGATCGGCGGCCAGCTTTACCAGGCACGCCTGGTCCAATTCGACGGCATCTCGCAATCCATCGGCAATGAGTCCGACGAAGCTCAGTTCACCTTCGGCAACGCCGACCGCATGATGCGCGATCTATCGAGCGACGTCGACCTCTTCCGTGCCGAGATCGCCTTCAGCCTCTTCCACGCCGGAACCGGCATCAAGCTCGATCTATGGAAGGGCAACATCGTGAACTGGTCCTGTGATGCCGGCCCAGAGTTCCGGGTCACCGCCGCCGACGGCCTCTACGAACTCAACCTGCCCTACCCGACGCGCAAGATTTCGCGCACTTGCTGGAAGGCGTTCAACTCGTCGGCGTGTCCGTTCGCCTCCATTGGCGCGCTCGATCTGGTCCATTTTCCCGAAGCCGACCCCACGCGCTGCGACAAAGGCTTCGATACGCCCAACGGCTGCCGCGCCCACGGCATGAACGACTACTACGGCGCCATCGTGGCCAAGCCGCAGGGCGTGCGGATCAAAGACAACTCGACCGGAGTCTGGGGCTTCGGCCGCTCGACGCTCACCTCCGTCTCGCTCGTCGCCGACTCGATCTACGACCAAGTTCTGCCCGAGATCTACACCGATTCACCCATGCCCGTGAACGCCAAGATCGCCTCGGGCCGCGACGAGAGCGACTTCTACGCCGCAGTGGGCATCGTGGGCGAAGGCCCGCTGGGCGCATACGGCACGGGCCACAAACTGGACGGGCAGTTCCACCACGGCTATCCGGGTTCGCTCGGACTGATGACGAGTCTGGGCCCCGATCCGAACCCAACCACCTTTGGCATGGATACCGACGCCGGCCCGGAGCGCGCGGCTGGCACGGCGTTCCTCATGATCCGGCGTTCGGACGCCAAGGGACTCCAGCTCTCGCGCCTGAGCGAGCACGCCATGGAGGCGGTCGTCGCCCAGGGGCTGAGCGGCTGGGTGTGGACCTCGCCTGGTGTGCGCGCTTACGGGCCGCCGCTGACCAACCCGATCTGGATCGCGGTCAACATGCTCCTGCGCGCCCTAGGTCTCCGCCTCGGCGCTGGCGCCACCACAGAGCAACTCGACTTCGCGGAGACCCTGTTCGACATCGACGCGGCCATCGCGGCAGCAGCGATCTGCAACGAGCAGGTGTCGAAGTTGGTCGGCACAGGCACGGAGACCCAGTTCAAGTTCCGCGGCGTGCTCCAGGAGGAGAAGCCGCTGCGTGACTGGCTCCAGGAAGTTCTCATCAATTGCCTGGGCTACTATACGTTCGCTGACGGCAAGCTCAAACTCGGTGTCCGCGTGAACTCCTCGACCACCGAGGCGTTCACCGAAGGCAATATTCTGTTCCGGAGCTTGCAACTCGCGCCGTTGAAACCTTCTTTCAACCACCTGACGGCCAACTTCGCCGACGAGGATTTCGAGTTCGTCGCCAACTCCATCTCGCTCTACGACATCGACCACGCCACGCTCATCGGCGGCGGCGCGGGTCCGCTGTTCCTGAAGTCGACGGTGAACCTCTCCGGCACGGCATCGAAGTCGCAAGCGGCACGGATCATCACGGTCCGCCTGCGCGAGGAGTTGGGTGGCATCACCCCGGAGGAATGGAAGAAGGCGCGCCAGATCAGCTTCCGCACAACCGTGCTTGCCCTCAACACCGAACCCGGCATGGTCTGCTCGATGACCCATCCTGACATGCCTGGCGGGCAGGGCGAGTTTCGCGTGACCGGCTGGCGGTTGAACCGGGACTACTC